AGAGGAAGTACAGGAAGAACTTAACCAACCTGCTGCTGAGCCAATTCAAGCTAACCCAGAAACAAAACAAAACCTATCTAAATTCAATATCTCACAAAACAGAAGAATGAGTACTTTGGATAGAGTAATGGCAAAATTTAATTAATAAACAACTAAAAACTAAAATAAAATGAGTGTATCAATTACTTCAACTTATGCAGGGGAATTTAGTGGCAAGTATATCGCCGCTGCACTTTTATCTGCAGACACATTAGACAAAGGGCTAATTACAATTATGCCTAATGTCAAATTTAAGTCAGTTATCAAAAAGGCATCTACTGATGACATTGTTAAGGACGCTACTTGTGATTTTCAAACAGGACAGGGTACTTTAACACTAACTGAAAAAATTCTGCAACCAGAGGAATTTCAAGTAAACCTTGATATTTGTAAAAAAGATTTGCATAGCGATTGGGAAGCTGCTCAAATGGGTTATTCTGCATTTGACAACCTACCAGCTAACTTTTCTGATTTTGTATTGGCTCACGTTGCTGCTAAAGTAGCTGACCGCACAGAAAGAAACATTTGGTCTGGAGATACTGGAACTTCTGGACAATTCGACGGATTTGCTACATTGTTAGCTGCCGATGGCGATTTACCTGCAGGACAAGACATTGTTGGTACTGCTGTAACGGCTGCAAACGTTGTTGATGAATTAGGCGATGTTGTAGATGCTATTCCTACTGCTGTTTACGGAAGTGATGACTTAGTAATTTACGCTGCTTCTAATGTTATTCGTGCATATACTCGTGCATTAGGTGGTTTTCAATCTGGTGGACAAGGTGCTGCAGGTTATGAAAACAAAGGAAACAACCAATCTTTAGGGTCTTTATTCTTTGATGGTATTCCTGTTGTTCCTGCTCGTGGTGCTGCTGACGATATGATTATCGCTGCTGAAAAATCTAACTTATTCTTTGGTACAGGTATCTTAAATGACCTTAACGAAGTAAGAGTTATTGATATGGCTGAAACTGATGGAAGCCAAAACGTTCGTGTAGTGATGAGATTTACAGCAGGTGTACAATACGCCCAAGTATCTGACATTGTTTACAGAACTGTATAATAATTAATTAATCAACGTAGAAAGGGGTGGGGGATTGCCCTACCCTTTTTTATTTAAAAACATTTTAAAAATATGGCTTGTTCATTAACTACAGGAAGAAAAGTACCTTGCAAAAGCGCAGTAGGTGGTATTAAAACTATTTACTTTGCTGATTTTGGTACTCTTGGCGATGCAACCATCGCTGCAGGGGAAATTACTGCATTAGCAGGGTCGCCTACTTGGTTTCAATTTGATGTTAAGGGTAATTCTTCTTTAGAAACTGCTATCAATTCTTCAAGAGAGAATGGTACAACTTTCTATGAGAGTACACTTAACCTAACTTTGACATTTCAAGACAAAGCGACACAAGAAGAACTAAAACTAATTGCACACGCAAGACCGCACATTGCTATCGAGGACTATAACGGAAACTATTTCCTTATGGGCTTAGAACACGGTGCTGATGTAAACGGTGGAACTATCGTTACAGGTGCAGCTATGGGGGATTTAACAGGATATACAATTACAGCGGTTGCACAGGAAACTGCGCCACCTTATTTTGTAACAGCTTCTGTTATCACCGATGATGCTTCTGCAACACAGATTGACCCAACTGCATAACAATTTAGGGTTTTAAATTAAAGGGTTATCTTTTTAGGTAGCCCTTTTTTTATACCCATACAATACAAAATAAATTAGTTTTGTTTATATATTAATATGAAGCTAATAACTACAAGCGGTAATAAGACCTTTAAGATAATACCAAGACAATATATTGAGGGTGCAATTACTGTAAATTTAACAAGTGAAAGCACAGGGTCTAACGTAAGTGTAACACCAACTGCAACTACTGATAAAAACTATATGAGTTTTGATGCGGTTTTTGGTACATTAACAGAGGGCGATTTTTACATATTAGAAGTTAAGAACGGAAGTGCAGTAATATACAAGGATAAGGTATTTTGCACAGACCAAACAATAAACCAAACTAACAACGATTACTACTCTATCAATAATGGCGAGTATGTACAAGAAGATAGTTTTGATAACGATTACATTATATTATGAATGATTTAAGAGTAGTTAATTTAAGCACTTATACAAGCCCAGAGATTGTAGAAAAATCAAATAAAGAGTGGGTTGCGTATGGTACTGATAACAATTATTTTAGTTATCTAATAGACCGTTACAATGGTAGCCCAACAAACAACGCTATTATTAACGGAATTAGTGAAATGATATATGGCAAAGGTTTAGATGCTTTAGACAGCAACAAAAAGCCAGAGGCGTATGCTAAAATGATGACTTTATTTCACAAGGATTGTGTTCGCAAATTGTGTTACGACCTTAAACTTATGGGTCAATGCTCTATGCAAGTTATATACTCAAAAGACCGCAAGACTGTGGCAAGGGTTGAACACATACCTGTAGAGAATTTAAGAGCAGAGAAATGCAACGAAAAAGGAGAAATAGAGGCGTATTACTACTCTGATGATTGGACTAAAGTAAAGAACGTAAAAGACTGCACAAGAATACCTGCTTTTGGTTATTCAACAGAAGCTATTGAGATAGTGTATGTAAAGCCATACAGAGCAGGATATAAATACTATTCAAGCCCAGATTATCAAGGTGGGTTGCAATATGCGGAGTTAGAAGAGGAAATATCTAACTACCACTTAAACAACATACTTAATGGACTTGCACCGAGTATGCTCATCAACTTCAACAATGGCACACCGAACGCAGAGGAACGCCAAATGTTAGAAAATAGAATATACCAAAAGTTTAGTGGAAGTAGTAACGCAGGGAAATTTATTTTAGCGTTTAACGATAACCCAGAGAGTGCTGCAACAATAGAGCCAATACAACTAAGTGAAGCGCATAACCAATACCAATTTCTATCAGACGAAAGTGGTAAAAAGATTATGGTAGCGCACAGGGTTGTATCGCCTATGCTTTTGGGTATTAAGGATAGTAGCGGACTTGGTAATAATGCGGACGAATTAAAGACCGCAAGTATACTAATGGATAACACCGTTATTAGACCATTTCAGACACTTTTAATTGATGCCTTTGATAGTATATTAGCTTATAATAATATTAGCTTAAAACTATACTTTAAGACGTTACAACCATTAGAGTTTACGGATTTAGAAAACGTAGTAGACGAAGAAACACGAGAGGAAGAAACAGGTGTAAAATTATCTAAGGAGTGTTGTTTGAGTGAGGAATTACCAGACGAATTAGGTAGCGATATTGCAGATGCGTTAATAGATTTAGGGCAAGACGAAGAAGAACTACTAAAAGAGTTTGAGGTAATAGACGAAAGAGAGGTAAACTATGACGAAGAAGATGGTTTAGATGAGGTAATAACAGACCTTAACCAACCTAAAGACAAAAGTTTACTATCTAAAATATGGGAGTTTGTAAGTACAGGAAGCGCAAAACCTTATAGAGAGAGTGAGCAAGATGGTACAAGTAAACAAACAAAAGAAGAGGGAAACGAGTTTTTAGTACGCTATATGTATAGCCCTGCACGAACTAAAGCAACTTCAAGACAATTCTGCTCTAAAATGGTAAGTGCCAAAAAGGTGTATCGTAAAGAGGACATTGTAGCTATGGAAAACAAAGCTGTAAATGCAGGATTTGGTAAGGGCGGTAGTGATACATACTCTATATGGCTTTATAAAGGTGGTGCAAGATGCAACCATAAATGGCTTAGAAAGACGTATGTGCGCAAAGAGGGTGGAAAAGGTTTAGGCGATGCAATAAGCACAACAGAGGCAAGAAAACGAGGGTTTAAGCCAGAGGCGAATGCACAGAAAGTGCCTGTTGCACCAAAGGATATGAAGTATAAGGGCTATACAGCAGAGTATTGGAACAAAATGAAATTTAGAAACTAAATGGCAACAGCATTATTTATAAGCACAACAGACCTTAAAAAAAATTCTATTATTGATGGCAACGTTGATATAGATAAAATGATACAGTTTGTTAAGGTAGCCCAACAAATAGACATACAGAATTTGTTAGGTACGGATTTATACAACAAGATTAGCGCAGATATAATTGCGGATAGTTTAACAGGCGATTATTTAACGTTGGTTAATACTTATGTACAACCTGCACTTATTTGGTTTGCTCAAATGAATTATATACCATTTGCAGCGTATACGATTACAAACAAATCTGTACTTAAACACAGTTCAGAAACAGCACAAAACGTAGACAAAAACGAGGTAGATTATTTAGTAGCAAAGGCAAGGGAATACGCTAACTATTACTCAACACGCTTAGTAGATTATTTGTGTTTTAACAATAACTTATTCCCAGAGTATACAAGCAACACTAACGAGGATATAAGCCCAGACACAGACACAACGTTTAATGGGTGGGTACTATGAGATATAAAGTAAAACAAACAAACTTAAACAAACTAAAAAACTATATTGATGCCGATACCAAAACCAAAAGCGAACGAGAAGCAAAGCGATTTTATGACGAGGTGTGTAGCAGAAATAAGCAACGAATATAAACAAGACCAAGCAATAGCTATTTGTTATAATAAATGGAAAGAAAATGACAAATCCTAAATTAGCATTAATACCAAGCGGATATAAAACTGCTACTGTATATTCTATTTTGCCGAATAATGCAGATGGCGATTTTACTTATGAACGTAATGGTAGCGCAACAAGAGTGCGTAAAGATGGTCTTATTGAAGAATTAACTGTTGATGACACACCAAGATTAGATTGGTTAAATAGCAACTGTCCTTCGCTTTTACTTGAACCACAACGCACAAACTTACAAGCGTATAGTGAAGACTTTGGCGGTGCAGCTTGGACACCATCTTTTGTTACTATAACCGCAAACAGTAGTATATCTCCAAACGGAGAACTGACTGCATACAAATTAGAAACTGATGAAACTAATTTTACTGCTGAATTAAAGGGGTTTTTGTCAATTACTTCAAACACAGAGTACACTTATTCTATTTATGTAAAAGCAGACACAACAAGTATTTGTAGAATTGAATTGACTGACAGAATTAATAGTTCAGATTATTATTATGGGTTGGTTACGTTTGATATGTCTACAGAAACACTTTCCGCCAACCTTGCTACTGCAAGTTTTGATAAATTAGATGGTGGTTGGTATAGGTTAAAAATGACTGCCACTTCTCCAAATCCGATATTAGGGTCTACTAATGCAAAAATAATTTTACCAGAAGTTGGTAGTATATTTATATGGGGTGCACAGATGGAAGCTGGTGGGTATGCTACAAGCTATATTAAGAACGTAGATGATGCTAATGGTGTAACAAGATTAAAAGACGAGTGTTTAAATGGTGGCGATGCTGATTTGTTTGATATTACAGAGGGTACTTTTTTTGTAGATGCTTATGTTTATAATAGTGGAAATCAAACTACAATAGGTTTAAGTGATGGGAGTGATAGTAACAAACTGATACTAATATTCCAAAGTTATGGTACACAAGTTAGAGTATATTCAAGCGGTGGTGTAAGTAGTTTTTTAAATTTAACGTTTGACCAAAGAAATAAAATAGCAGTTACTTTTAAAGAAAATGAATACAAGTTTTATATTAATGGTACTTTGGTAGGTAGTGATACAAGTGCTACTGTACCAACAGGTATGGATAGACTAAATTTTAGTAATAGAACAAATACTGCAAATCATTTTGAGGGTAAAGTACACGATACAAGAGTTTATGACAGAGTATTAACAGAAGCGGAAGCTATACAACTAACAACAATATAATGAACTGGGGAAAAATATACGAAACAACTTGGTGGGGTAATCCAACAGTAAGCGGGTGGGGAAGCATTTACTATCCTTATACAGACCCAACACCTACACCTTTCTTTGAGGTATTAGCAGAGAATGGTGACTTTTTACAAACAGAACAAAATGAATATATAATAATAGAATAAATTAAAAAAAATGGCAAATAAAAAATTTAGTGAATTTACTTTAAAAACTGACCCAGCAAATGTTGATTTCTTGGTCGGTTATGACGGAACGGATAACGTCCGTATTGACCCAGATGATTTAGGTGGAGGCGGTGCTTCAGACTTAAATGGTCTTACAGATTGTTTAGTTGATACTGCTTCTTTATATGTCGGCGAAATACCAAGCGGATTGAGTGGTAATCCACAAGGCAATACATTATTGGGTATAGATGCTGGATTAAATGCAATAACTACTTTTCAAAGTACTTTAATAGGGAATAAAGCTGGTTCTAACTATGTTGGTGGAGATAGAAATACCGTTATTGGTTTTGAAGCACAACATAAAGCAAGTGGTTCTACCAATAATTCAAACGATTGTACTGCTATCGGATGGAGAGCTGCTGCTGAAAGTACATCTGCATATTATTCTACTTTTTTAGGGGCAAAAGCTGGTTATGCAGTAGGTGGATTTTATAATACTTTTATTGGAAGAAACTCTGGTTCAAGTAGTTCAACAACTACCAATAGAACTACTGCTATTGGTTCAGATTCTTTGTATAAGCTTAGCCTTTTTTGTAATGATAATACTGCGCTTGGGTTTCAATCTGGATATAATTTAAGTCAAGGAGAACAGAATGTTTTATTGGGAGTTAAAGCTGGAGATGCCTTAACAAACGGAACTAATAATATTGTTATTGGATTTGAAGCTGATGCAAGTTCAGCGACTGTTAGTAATGAAATAACTTTAGGGGATGCTAATATTAGTGCTTTACGTTGTGCAGTTACTTCAATAACATCTTTGTCAGATGAAAGGGATAAATCAGAAATTAAAGATTTAGAATACGGATTGGCTTTTATTGATGCTTTACAACCAAGAGAGTTTGTGTGGGATAATAGACCAGAAACAAAAGAAGTACAAAAAACAGATGAAAATGGTATTGTAATATTGGATGAAGAAGAAAATCCAATTACAGAAACACAAGAGTTTTATTCAGCTAACAAAGGGAAAAAAGACTTTGGTTTTATAGCACAAGAAGTTAGAGAATTAGACAACGATACTTTAAGATTAGTTTATACTGAAAATGAGGATAAATTAGAATTAAGTTACGGAAAACTTGTACCGATATTAGTTAAGGCAATACAAGAGTTAAAAGAAGAAGTTGAGTTGTTAAAAGGATAATTTGTATATTTACATAAAAATATAACTATGGAAATTACTGAAGAACAAATCGCAAAAGTAAACGCAATTATTAACACGCTACCCATTGCAGTATTAGCACAAGCGCAAGAGATTGTAAAGGTGCTGAATGAGTCAATACCAAAAGAGGATGATTAAGATTGGTAAATATTCCTTCAAAGATGAGTCTACTTCTGACGCTAAAATAACTGCGTTAGGGGTAGATGATGAGGGCAATGCTACTCACGGACACGCTATTGTAAAACTTGGTCATATAGTTTTAGAACAAGGCGAATACGATGCAGAGGGTAATGAAATAAAAGCACCAGTATTAAGTGACAAGTATCATTTAGACGTAGCTTGGAAAGACCTTGAAAGTCATCCTTATGGGTGGAAGTCAAGCGCAGTTGCGGTTACTGATGGTAATGGTGTACATAGTTT